TTTCTGAATCTCGTCACCATTATCATCCTCCTTCTGCTTAAATATAACTCCCTCCCCGGCACAAATTTCACATTCCTCATAATTATTTTTATTATATCCAAGCCCTTTACATGCTCTACATCTAACTTTACCCTTCAACTTCCCCATCTGCTTCATCCTCAACATACTCAATTTCAAGGCTATTTGTAATAGCCGCTACAAGCAAAGCCAACTCCGCTATATTATCAGCCTCAAACTTCTCCTCCTGACCAACAACATCCTTTCTCCAATAACTCGGCATAAAAATCACTCCCCCTTAAATAAGCACTTTCATTTCTCTGTGATTGCCGTTGAGGTAGATTTTAGGATACGCTGTAGAGGCAGGTCTAAATCCCTGCTCCTCACCATACCCACCATATCGAAGAAAGGCATTAGTATTTACAAACAAATGCTCTTTGTAAATCACATTCCGATCCCGATAATTTACAGCATAACTTGCAAGTTTAAATCCAATTGGTTGGTGCGTGTGGCTATGCAAGAATATATCTGCATTAACCGTGTTTAACATATCCTCCAGCCTATTCGCTTTCGCACCTGTCCTTTTCCCGCCACCTGCTCCGTGCTTTCCATATAAGCTATAAACTGTTTTCCGTGAATCTCTGCCGTTATTTCTCCCAAAAGCAATATAAACGAGATAAGCACCATTGACATACTTTTGACTGCCGATTTCTTGGCCATATAATTCCTTCGCCACCCTATCCATTAATAAAATTCCATCAGATTTATATGTTCTTGCTTCATGATTCCCGTCAGTAAGAACAATGATTTTATCCTTAATAGGCTCCAACAGCTTCACCGCTCTGTCAATTTGCTGGTTCGGGGTCAGAAGTTCATTATAGATATCTGACACCGAGTTTCTTGTTGCATTATTGACGATATCCCCATTAACGATTACTAATCCATTTTCTGTATTCATGACTTCCTCTTGCCATTGAGTAAGCCTCTTCCCATCAATCAGATGTTCACCGATGTGTGTATCTGCTAACGGGAAAATAATTGCCTCATCCCACTCCTTCGGAAACTCACAATTTAAAACTTTCATCTCTTATCCTCCCCGTGAGCCACGAACTGCTCTGTATCTTTTCGCCAAGCCCATCAACAATCTTAATGTTGTACTTATCGCATATATCTTTCTCTGGAATGTTATCTGCAAATCTGTCTCCACCTTTTGCGAATATTACTTCATATCCTAAGTATTTCTCTGCCAACATTTGCAACGTTCTACATACAGTTAGATCATCATCAACCGCCAATTCAGCATGCCCCACATACCGAATACTCTTAACCAACTCCAGCCGCTCATTTTCAGGCATAAACACAAACCCTTTTTTCTGCATTAAAAAAGAGTCCCTATTCACGATCACTATTAAGTAATCGCCTAAGGAACTCGCTTTTTTGAAACATTCAATATGACCAACATGTAGCGGATCAAATCCTCCGCTCGTAATCACTATCTTCATTTCAATCCTCCTTAAATGCCACTTAATGGACACTTAACTACCGGATTAATACTCGTATCTTTGATCCTTACAACCTTCTTGCCCCATTTTCTTTGGAACAATTCAATCTGTCTTTTCTCCTCATCTTTAAGCCGATAAGTAGCACATCCACCATCAAGGCTGATATGGTCAGCAACATAAGCATACTTGTTAAATCTTAGGATTCCCTTGTACTTTCTAAGGTGTTGCAAAGCATAATCGTAATCCTCCTTCAACCCTAACCGCTCATCATACCGGATAGGGCTTTTAACATGACAACAGAACGGCCCTAACACTACCGACAATGTGCTGAATGGAGCATATTCGCGGTACGCCTTACGATCATCGAGTAAATTTACTCCGAACAACTTAATACCCATATCTTCGCACATTACAAATCCATTTAATACAAAATCTTTAAGTTGCTTCTCCGTCATTTTAATCCGCCGTCCGCCTTCAAAATAGACGAACTCTTTAACATCATCATCCATCATAACTACATAATCACTCCGCTTATACCCTTCCTCTAAAATGAAATTGCGAATCTTCGCCATATTCCCCCGAAGAAAGTCTGGAATGACGATGATTTCTCCGCCATCTTTTTCACGATACTCATCTACCTCGAACTCATGAACAGCGAGTATAACATCACTAACCAATTCACGAACCTTAACATTACCTGCACGCTTATAAGACGGTGAAATGTATACAGGATTCATTATTTACACCTCTTAGAAATTGTTTTGTCCTTCTTGAATCATTTTCAACACTTTCGTTCCGTTAATTACACGCCCAACACCTTTTCTTTCATACCCTTCCCTACTATCTAACGCTTTTACAGGCTTGATGTCGAAAAGGCGTTCTGCAACCTGCCAATCCATTGTGTTATCGAAATAAAGAACAACGTATTGATGCTCTTCGAGAAGTTCCTCTGTAAATTCCAATTCAGGCCGATCTTCATCATCCTTCTTTTGCTTCCCTTCCAATTCCTCGATGATGTTACCTAACTCAATCTCATCGAACCCAGTAAGGTTAACATCATAATTTGCATCTTCCAACGAATCAATTTCTGCGAGAAGCTTTTGATAATCCCATTCCGCATACTCACTTGATTTATTATCCATGATACGGAACGCTTTTACTTGTTCCGGCGTAAGATCGTCAGCCACAATCACCGGAACCTCCTCTAACCCCAGTCTCTTTGCCGCTTTATGCCGCGTATGCCCGGCAATAATTACATTATCACTATCAACAATGATCGGATTCTTAAACCCGAACTCACGAATACTTTCGGCGACAACACCAACAGCCAAATCATTGATTCTTGGATTTTCCGAATAAGGAATCAAATCATCAATTTTCATCATAACAACGTCAACGTTCTTCATAAACTTTCCTTCCTCCTCAATTTCCCTGCTTACTTTATTTATCAATATGCAGATAACAAATATCACCAGTAAAAGGACAAAAAAAATAGCCTCACTTGACGGAGGCAACAGTATCATTACTTATATTCTCTACCGCACTTCTCAAATCAGACAATTTAACACCATAAGAGTTGTTGCTGTTATTTGTTTCTACACCTACCATCATGCTTACAATCTCACCTCTTGCATTGAATATCGGTCCGCCACTATTTCCCTTCTTAGACTCCAGATAGAACTTAATTTGTCTACTTGTAATAGGTGTTCCTACCCAATCTACTCCTACATCAACACTGACTACACAACCTTCGCTATAACTTAAATCGTCCATGTCAATCTCTAATGGATATCCTAAAGACATTACAGGCTCACCAACCGTAACCGAATCCGCAAATTTGAAATATCCTACTTCATCAAGAGCACTTCTTTCCCAATCGTATTTAACATTCAATTTAATAATTGCAATGTCTTGTTCCGGTATATCCTTGACAACTTCAAAATCAAAAAAGAATGTATGATTTGAATCATTCAACATAATATTATATAGTTTTGCTTGCGGGACATTCACTACATGAGAACCAGTGATAACATAATCTCCCTCGATCAACCATCCTGTACCTGCGACATATCCATTAGGAGCATTGGGATGTGTGTTATGAATCTTTACAGTCTTGCTCTTCATATCATCCAACATTAAATTAAATTCTTGGTGTAAAATGGGTGCATTGTATCTTGCAAATACCACATTCGGTATAATTAACACAATTAAGGTTGTCCAAATTAATGCCATCAATAATTTTCTCATTTACCAATCATCTCCAATCTTATTTTGCCCGCATTATACCTTGATAGAGTTTATTCGGTCAATAGACAAAAATAAAAGACGGTGCATACGCACCGCCTATTTTAATATTTTATGTTTTAGTCCATCAGGTAAGAATGAATCGGGTACTCTTTATCATCTCTACTTAATGCAAAGAAGTTGAGTCTCGAGTTAATCTCCTCGATCTGCTCATCGCTTATATCGCCTGACTTACTCATAAACACCACTGTACCGGACGCATAAGCTACATCCTCATCTTTATCGCCAGTATATCGAAGAGCGATATTATACGGCATCATATTGGATGTCGATACGACTAACCTTAAATCATGAAGGATTTCAATGAATTTATGTTCCCCCATCAATTCAAGGAATGTCTTTCTTGACACTTCAATATCATCCACTTTCGGCGACATTCCAACTTTCTTTATAAGCACTTTAGCCATTAATTATATCTCCTCCTTATAAATATTATACATTTACATATATAACAGTACAAGTAAAAAAAATGAGGCCGCACAGCGCGGCCCCACTTTCCGGTTAAGGAAATAGGAGATTTGATTAATGGATACACAAATAATAACACAAGACGCAGAATCAGTCAATATTAAGACTCATCCCATGCATTGTAATACATTTTTACATCCACACCCTTCTCTGCCACTTTTCCAAGTTCAGACTTCCAAAGAGAAGAGAATGGTATTTCTCCTATGCAAATTACCCGTGTCTGCTCTTGTCTATCAGTCTCATAATGGTACTCCAATTTCTTCCTTTTATTTCGGGACTTGTCTCTATAATATGGATCATTTTCCTTTAGCCATTCATCAGTCATGTCAATCCTCGGTTGTTCCATATCCCTCATCAACACCTGTCAGTAAATATTTTATCTTTACAATCCCCTTTTTGATTAATACACTCACCCAATGTTGTCTAACATTGAGTATGTGAGCGACATCTGTTTGAGGTACACCATTAATCAAATTCATTTTAATTGCATAAAGTTCATCGGGTGCTAACGTTGTATGCTCCAATCCATACTCACCTAAACACGTCTTTAAATCGATGAGTATAGCCGCCGCTACCTGATCCCCTTTCGCGCTTAACTTCTCCAAATTACTCATGTTCTTTAGTAGTGTTCTGATATGGGCTGTATTATGGTAGTCGTACGAATCCATGAGTCTTTTATTATATACCTCAATCTTCACCGCACCCATATCTCCCTGCCCCCTACTCAATCTTATCAATGAGGTGGTTGAGATACCATCTTGCTTTCTTTAAATCCTCGACGCCGTTTTTCTTCTTCCACCGCCAGATATATTTTAATACGTTAGCCGTACAAGCCGCCTCAATGCCATTAAGTCCATCGGTAACAACCTCAATAACTTCGATGCACTCGATACTTCCAGATTTATAATGACTTGGGTTGATTTTATCGTCTGACACATCAACCTTTTTTTCATTCATCACTGCTCTTCACTCTCCTCTGATTTGTAAGCAACACTCGAAATTACACCAGCTATCCAAATAAGAGAAATACAAGCTATTACAGACCACATCTCATCTTACCCCCGTACTTCCATGGCCTCCACGATCCTTATTACCGAGGAAGAGGACACGATCAAATTCAAACTCATCCATACTCCTCATCACACGAAATTGAGCGATACGGTCGTATTTCTCAATATATCCGCTACGCAATGCAACGAAAGGAATGAACCATTCATCACCATCTCCATTGAAATCCTCATCAATGATTCCCCAACTGTTCGCCTGAATAAATCCATAGTTCTTATATGTCGAACCTCTTGGAGCAACATACGCCTCATATCCTTTCGGCAACTCCATCGCAAAACCTAAATACACCTGAACATAATCTCCAGCTTCATACATAACGGCTGTAGCATTTTTTGTCTCGACAACTTCACCATTGTAGTCGATAGACTCGATTTCTCCTTCATTCCATGGCCGAACAACACCATTAATCTTGACCCAAGACGCTCTAACATCAACCCATTTACTTTTCTCCTTCCCTCCAACACGTTCGAGTTCAGGCAAATTTTCATCAATGTACTTTACCGGAATAATCATTCATCTTCCTCCTCACACCCGTTTGGACATGCAATATACGTTTCATAGGCAGGCGCACCCCAATATTCTCCGATAAGTTCACTAACCATCCTTAACCGCTCACCGCACACGAGGCAATACTCATCATTATTAAAATTCTCTTCCAGATTCAGCATCATCTATTTCTCCCTCAATCTTTCTTAGGCATCTATCTAATCCATCAATCGCGTTCATGATGTTCAGCACGCGAGATTCAAGGTTCGCTCTTGTATCGAGAATATCGTCGACATCATTAGAATACCAATACCCCTTCGTTCCACTACAAATCGGATGTCCACTGAATCTTAGCTCATTAACAGCGGCTCTAATTACAGAACCATGATACCCAAACAATGTCTGCAAAGCACTGCCCTTTATGGCTTCATTTTTGCTTTTACAATGACTTTTCAAATAATTAAGGATCAATAATTTAGCCTCTTCTCGAGCACTATATACCATAAAAAATCATCTCCTATTTTTGTCCTCAAATTTATATAAAACCGTATGTGATAAAAGCTAAAATAATATTGACGTATGTAGACAAAAAAAAATAAGGGTAGCTAATATTCCGCTACCCTCTCAAACTCATCGTGGAGCACAAACCCCTCCAGCACAATCCATATCCAATTCCTTATCCAACCCATCCTCATAGTAATTCAATATATCTGGGTTAAATGGATGCTTCGCCATATAATCTGCTCTTTGTTCATACTCTTCGGGAGAAATTCTCTCTTCCGGCATATGAGCATAATAAGTAGTACCAAGAGAGATAAACGTAATACCAATGATAACGTCCCAGTTATCCCATACCCATTGTTCTACTTCTTCCCATTCATGGTCTTGAACATTAATCGTCACAGAAGCGTTATGCTCAACATACTCCTCCATGAACATTTTATAATTCTCAAGCTGTTCAAGAGCAGGTACGTCATATACCGTTCTTTTAGCTGGCGATTTAACAGGGAACTCAATAACCATCGTATTATCATTGACACGATCCATAGGCCACCCAATATCTTTAGCCATTTTGCACAACGCATCAGCTTCCGTAATTCTCACTCTTCTCAAATATTCCGGCGCATGAGCATGATGCTGACCACTCGACACCGTAGGCAGTTTAGATAGCGTACCTTCTGGCTTCAAGGTTGTAGACAGATAACTTCTCTCCGTCCCCAGCGATTCAGCCATTCTGTCAACTGCCGCTCTAACCTCTCTGCGTAGCCGTCTAAGGAGTTTTCTCTGCTCCTCGATACTCATACCTGTAGCACCTACCATGTCCTGCCAGCCTGTCAGCGATACACCTGTAAGGCGATCTCTCTTTTGTACCTTCGACCATTCAGGCAACTCTAACTCAACAAGAGTCATACGATACCCTGCCTCTGCCGTTGCCACAAACCCAGCAACAAGTTCCTCAACATCGAGAACACCATTCTCATCAACATAAGCCATTACGTTGTTCGTCGTAAGGTTACATGTTTGTTTAGAGTCGAGCAAAATTTCACCGCAAGGGTTTGTGCCTAATCTTGGACGATACTCCATGCCTAACTCTTGACTATGCTTTCTTACTTTCTTCTCTACTGCCGCCATATTATAAAATCCCGGCTCGCCTGAAATCTTGATGCTCGAAAAAATCTCATGTAGGCGTTCACGGGACGGTTTTTCATAAAACAAGATTGAGTTATTAGACATTTCACGATGCCCTAACTCCTCATTTTTGAACCAATTTCCATTCTCATCCTGATAATAGATGCCATTCTTCGCTGTGATAAATTCTTTATCCTCATCATAGCACAAACCAATTTCACTTGTCCGTCTCACTCCGCCGACAACCACATTCTCGCCAATGATGTTACAGATATCAAGTACACCAATCGTAGAAAGCTTACCGCCTTCTCTCTCCATAATTTTGTGAATTTTATTGAACATATTTTTTAGACTTTCATGACCAGACGCAGTACCGCCGAATGTTTTCAACCGCTCACCTTTAGGTCTGACGTTATCATAGACAATTTCAATGATCTTCGCACCTCTTACATATTCCTCAAAAAACATTCTTAACGCACTTACCCATCCTTCTTTGCTATCCCCGACCGTGATAATTGTACGATCCTCCAACACCTCTTTTTTGGACTCATTCATCCGGAACCATTTAGGAGTAACCGGGGTATAATCACGATGGATAACCGTCAATCCTGTATGATAACTTTCGATTTTATCGACTTCATCATGTGTTGCACGGAAACCGACACCAGCGCCAACCATCAAGAGATAAAACAATTCAGTAAAATCCTCAAACTTATTAATCACTGTAAATGCACAGTTGAAATTAGCAAGAGGGAACTTTTCTGCAACAGGAGTACCTCCAACCCAGAATGTACGTCCGCTCAAAAACGCTTTAAGATGAAATACCCTTGTATACAAATCCTCTGCTTTACGGCGCAACTCATCAATATCTACAGGAAGACCGTTTTTCACACGATGTCTATACTCCAACGATATATTATACTCAACACTTCTTCGCGCCGTTTCGGGCCACGTCTCTCTCCGCTTCTTATCCTCTAACCAACGAGAATAGGTACGATAATAAATAAACTCACCCAACACCGTCAATGGCGGTTTAATACCATCAAACTTAGATATAAACTCATCAGTCAAAAACTGAACATTTTCCATTTTTAAACATCCTCCTTACAATGTCTCATTAATGATTTTCCTCAACCTATTACGCATCTCCGCCAACTCATCTATAGCAAAGCCTTCCATGAGGACACCTCCAAGTTCATCCTCAATTATTGCATCAACCACCTTTGCACACTTGTACAAATGCTCAAAGTAATGATCTTCCATCACAACATAGTCCTTCATTGTCCCATTCCAATTCTGTTCGCCGAAATTGATAACAAGGATAAAATTTCCTTTTCTCATTTGAGTTGCTTGCTCTTTTGCTTTATCGATCCACTCTTTTTTAATTGTGACACTTTTCGATGGAGACATTTTGGTTTTGCACTCAATGAAAAGATGCTCATCGATGCCATCACCTTTATAAAACGGCGTAGCACCGCTGGCTATCTGAACATTAGTGCCGAATTTCTTAGATACACCTTTTTCCTGAAAACTTGAATATGACCTTGTATTATTTTTCATTAATCCTCACCCCGTAAAATTACTTAACACCGACAAAAGGAGAAAATAAAAAAGAGGAGGTGAATTAACCTCCTCAATTTAGGGATCGGATCAATAAAACTTTTTGAACATATTCTTTTCCCATCGCTCACCGCTGGTTACGTATATCGATCCTTGCGGCAAATTACGATTCCAAAGGTAAAAGTATACAGAATCATAATTACCATCATCATAAAACGCGGTAGCTTTTCTTCTTAGATACATTCCATCATCTTTGCGTTCGTAATACCCTTCAAGGCTATCGAGTGCTCTCAGTTCTGCTCCATTGACTTCATATACCTCACCTACGACTTTGCCGCCCTCTTCACTTTTAACAGCAGGAAATCCGAAAGGAAGATCATAACATGCAAAATCATAAATTGACGCATCGCCGATAAACTTGGCATTTTTGAGCAGTTTGTGATTGTTATTGCCCTTCATCAATGTTCCGTATACGAACACCTTGTATTTATTATTATCAACATCAATTGGTAAATTATCAGCACCAGACTTACTAAAATAGAAATAACTATCACACTCACATACACTCATTTCACATCCACAATCTGGACAAAAATCTATTTCAATCCGATCATCAGAATTTTTCTCCACATTAGGATGGTTCTTTCTGATCTTGTTCAAGATATTCATCAATTTACCTATTTTCAACCCAAACATATCATAACCCCTTACAATATAATCTAAATACTTATCATCAGGCACACCGTATCTGCGGACAACCTCATCGTACGATTTAACATATCTGTAATACCCAGCTTCCGTCTTTACTCTCTCATACCCCCCATACTTCATATAAGTTTTATCCATCACATAAGTAATTACTGACAAATCTTTACCATACTCAGATTTTACTGTTACCGTCTTGCGCTTATAAGTTACCGGATGTCCTTCATACTTATCAAGAGCCTTTCCATCTATATCATCAATGTGCCATATTACCCCTTCAACTACATCTTTCTTGCGCCCCTTCTCGACATTCGCAACAAACTTTCCAGCATTGTTCTCCTGAAACGTAAGTTTCCACCCTTTCAACTCACCCTTAGCAATAAATTGTGCAGATGGACATCTTTTCAACATTCTCGACTCATCCAGATTTGACCCATATGCAAAATACAACATAGACATTCGACCTCCGATCTTTTATTTAAATATTATTATACAGGTAATATTATAATATTCAAGTATTAAAATAAGGGGGCTTTTTCAGCCCCCTCTCCAGCTTTAACCTTATCAGATTTCTGTTATGAACAATCCTCGTTCAAGAGCACTTCTATAAGCATTAGGCAACGCCGCATTGAACAATGAATGACCCCAATCCATAGCAGTGCTGTAATCAACATCACCATCTAACACTACATAGGAGAACATTACGAACAGCGTCATAAGCGATACCTTTCGGTACAAAAATATCGTATTCGTTGGTCTATAATAACGTCCACCGCCAGATAAAACATACTCCGCAACATTTTCAGGCTCATATTTAATCTCTGGCGGCTCTACTCCGAAAACTTCGGCTACCGCCATAGACCAATTATTAAGCAATTCTTCCTTCTTCTCCGCGCTAACTCCTTCTCTCCAAATCCCTTTCCGCTTCAACTTAACCGTTTCCGATAATACCTCTGGTGGAAAATCGAAAGCATTTGCATTTGCCATTAATCATTCATCCCCATTCCCTTTAGATTTGTCTTTATTATACATAGAACTATATAATAAAGTAAAGCATCAAGCGAGAGCAATTTCCATAATTTCATCCTTAAATTGTTCGTACTTTCCTTCATCTTTGATCGCATTAATCAACCGGAATACTCCTTGCTTAGATATCCCGTTCCATTGAAGCCATGAATGACTCTGTTCAACTACACCAAGAGCAATCGCCAACTGCATCATGTCATACTCAACATCGATGCCTTCTCCATACTTCAACGTAAAATGTCCCGACAATCGATCCGGTCTCGTGATCTTATTTTTAAGATACTTCATCTCTACAATATGACCAACCGGAACACCTTCCCAGCTTTGAGGATGAGTTCCATATGTCTCATCCAGCAAATCGCCTTTACGGAAGAATATGCGTTGCGAACAAGAATGTTGCCACATATTACCGCCGGGGTAGTTGTAGGCCGTATAAGGCACACCAATCTTAGCACGAATTTGATTAATTCCGATTAAAGTTGTCTCAAATTTATTCATGAGCGGTATTACCTTACCACAATACGTTGTAAGTGTTTGAGAGATTCCTGCATACGTCTTATCTTCCATCGTCCCCTCCATCTCCTGCTTACTTCGCAAGAATGGAATTGAATCGATGATTAATAATCCAACCTCACCTGTCCTCAAACATTCCAAAGTCATTTCGAGTAGAAGTTCAGCATGTTCATATTCAGGTTTAATCATAATTACCTTGCTCATGTCCACGCCGAACAATCGAGCATAATCATCATCAAACGTATTTTCCGCATCAAGGTAAACAATCAATCGATCATGGAACATTAATTGGAAGTTATACATAATATCGATGGCTGTTGTTGTCTTTCCCGATCCCGGCCCTCCTGCAAATTCTGTTGCCTTACCGATTGCAATACCTCCACGTGTCATATAATTAGCAAACGGTGAAGAGAATGGGATGAATGCTCTTTTCTTAGCCTCTGTACCTTTAACAATAATGTCCTTCTTGAACTTCTTATTTAGCGCCCTTACAATTGATTCTAAATCTGCCACATTATCATCCCCTTATAAAGTCCTTGTAAGCGATGAAATCATCCATAGCACGGTTAGCGAGAGAGTCGCACATCTCATTACCTCTGACCCCTGAATGCCCCCTTACAAGGTTAAAATGAATGTTACTGAACTGTTGAACAAGGCTCAATAACAATCTCCAAAGTTCTTCGTTCGCAACTGGAGTACCAGCCTGTGTTCTCCATCCAGCTTTAGCCCACTTCTTTACCCCTTTAATTACACCAGATATTACATATTTAGAATCAGAATATACTTCAATGTACTCATCCTTTTCCGGCAACAAATGTCTTAAACCATTAATAAGAGCCAATAATTCCATGGAGTTATTTGTAACACCTGTCGTAGCACCTGAATCCTCGAACACAACTGTATCATTGAGCATTACAACGAATGCCCAACCTCCTATACTATCCTTTCTGCCATTCCCCCTACATCCTCCATCGCAATATAACTTAACCGTCATCTCCTTCATCTCCCCCAAATCTTCGTCCTCGAATCTCCTTTCGGAACACATCAAGTTCCAAAGTCCTTTTACCGTATACCTTCTTTAATGCGGCATATACGGCATCAGCCTTTTCCAGCTTTATTTTTAATTGATCGTAAGCACGTTTGTAGATATCTTCGAGTACGCTTTCTTCCATGACCATCTTCTCAGCCTTTGCCTTTTTCTCTGCCGCCGTTCCAGATACCCGACTTAACACATCATTAAACCGTTCAGCCCTCTTATGCTTCGCCAAATCGCTTTCTCCGCCAAGCTTTGCGAGTTCCCTACTTGCAGAATACATTTGAGCAGATATTTCGATAATGTCGAGTTCAAGTTCATCGTCAGAATACTCATCAATATGACCCTCACGAATGTTACGAACAATTTTGCCGACTCTTTCCACCAACTCATCCAAATCCTTTGCGTAATAATCTACAATATCATCCATGATCTTCTGCGTATCTCTGTTGTCATCTTTAACCTCACTCAACAATTCCCTCAAACGTCCGATATCCACCTAACGCCACCGCCTTATTCAACTTGCTGTAATTTGAATATTCTAAAGATCAATGCGAGTTCATTTACTGTTTTGTATGTGTAATCATTAGTTCTTACACATCTAATACGAATCGGCACAGCATAACTTGGCCCAGTATCCCCTGCATATCTTCCCACTGGCTTCAATTCCAAGTCCATCTCAAGTTCATCGCCGACAACCAACTGCTTAAAGAAAACAGATTTAGATTTTTTTGTAATCTCACTTACAACGAATTTACCTCTCAAAAACATCTCCTATTTCCTCCTTAACCTTTACCTAATTAACATTAGTCAATCCCCATCTCTACAATTAAGTCCAAGAATCTAAAATCATAAGTCCATCGAGTGATTTTCTTTCGTTGAGGAATCCTAATACCATTTTCCTCGAACCATTCAATAGGTATAGATGATCTTTCCCTGTTCTCGTCCTTAATGAAATCGTAAACCAGCTTGACAGGTACGTAGTACGTTGCGAATTTCTCTCGGAAATTAACGATGAATCCAGCATACACGCCTTTCCTTGTCCTCTCCTCATATAACCCCTCCAACTGTTTTGCTGTGATAACTCCGTAATTCTTAATCTCTCCCCTCCGCTTCTCATCCTTGTAATACTCCTCTTTTATCGGCAAACTCTTACCTTTATGCGACTTCAACTCGAACAAAAAGAGGTTCGGATGCTTATAAACGATATAGTCTTTACTTGTTGAACTTCCAGACATATATAAAACATCCCTTACCCGCTCAATAAATATTTCAGGTGGGCAAGAGTTTGACCAATCCTGTTCAAAACCTTTGCCTGTACCACTTTTAGCCATTGACTCAACACCTCCTAATTTATATAAGGCCGTTGAATCAATTTGCTCAAATAAATATAACTCCCTTTATGTAAAAAACAGACAAAAAAAAGGAGGCTTTTCAGCCTCACTTTTAATCATCATCTTCATTATCAGAATTATCGGTCTGGACAGTTACACCGAGTTCCTTTGTAAGTTCTCCATACAACTTATCCCACCTGTTAATTTCCTTCCTAACCTGCTTCAATCCATCCATATCACGAATCTTATTCAACGCATCGTGAAGGCTCCTAATCTTCAATGATACAAGGTGCATCGCTGTCTTAATCCCATCAGCGTATCCATCCTCATATGTCCCCCCACGATTTCCAAATGTTTGCCTCATAACATCATTCATTCGTCATACCTCCATTAAATTTTAATGCCTTAACTGTTAACAATTATATCTCCATATGATTATGTTTATTCCTGTAAAGAAAAAAAAATAGAGCCGTTAGGCTCCAAGTTCATTTAACAATACTCCCCTTTCAGTCAGCAATTTCCGGCACTTGGCGATCAACCGTGACTGTTCATTTACAACATACTCATTGATCGGATCAATCAAAATTTTCGCCTGACAATCTTCAATGATGTTGATTAACGTTGGGATGTCCATCGATGAGAGAAGTTCATCCATATCTCCAGCCTTCATACATTCACCGCCTTAGCTATTCTTCTTTTTGATTCGCTTGATTTCAATCTTGAGTATATTGATCGTCATATCGATACAATCCTCATTGTACCCCAAATTGATCTCCTCAAGCTTCTGAATCATTTTACGATAAAATAAGATTTGTTTTTTGGCATCACCTCCGACTGTCGTCACAGTCAACCACCTCACTTTAACGAACTTTATTTTTGATATCATAGTACACAAATCAATCTTGGTTTATTCCTGTTCTTGGAAAAAATCTCCTTCTAAATACTGTCTGCATACTGCTGTATACTCACAATATTTACATTTATCCTCCTCCATTGGAGGCACTATTCTGCTTGAAACAATTCTCTCAACTTCCTCAACTTTGTCCCGAATGTACTGCTTATCCTCATCAGAAATCTTATATAAGATAACATGAGTTTTTAAAAAATTCCGATCTTCATAGAGATATAAAACATAATCAATACCAAGACCCATACTGTAACATGTATCTTGCCGGATATGCTCAATCAACGGCTGGTTACTGTTAACAATTTTCTGAAACTTGAAACCATTAGCAGTCTTAACTTCAAACAGAACCTCTTTAGACCGATATTTGAACACTCCGTCAGCCTTAAACCAAATTTTAAGATCATCGTTAGCACATCGAGCCTCTTTATGCTCCTCATCCCACTCAACGAACCGTGAATTAATCCCTCTATGCCGCGCCTCTTCAATTACCTGCTCAACATCGAGATTCTCAAGATGTAGACCAAGTTCCTCCATCTTTTTAATTACATCCTGAATACGAGTATGTCGGTCAGTTCCATTCTCAGTGATTCTAATCAAGTTATACGTCCATTCATCACTGAAATCCACATTATCAGTAGGAGCGCCCCATTTCTGGAACGCCAACATTCTTTTACATCCCGGCCCAAGAGAAGATGGACGATAATAATCATCCGGCATCTCCTGTTTCCGCTCCTGCTCGATTTGATAGTACGCTTTGTTATAATCCTTCAGGAACTGCTCCTCAAAGCTTTCCTCGGCCTCTACACGCCGTTCTACGGCTCTTCTAAGGTTACTTAATGACATAACATTACCCCCTTGTAAAATTAGGCTACATCATCAAAATCTTCCGTCTCAAACTCATATTCAGCGCCATACCAAACCTTTGTAATTTCAACATCACATTTCATCGGTAACTTCAATAACTCCTCCCCAACCTTCTTCATGCAATCAGTAAGGATTTCACCGACTCTTTTTGCATGTTCTTCTGGCGCTTCACAAATAAGTTCGTCATGAACCGTAAGTAGCATATGAGCACCAAGAGCCTTAAACTCCTCATTATTGCCAACTTCAATCATCGCCAACTTCATGATATCTGCCGCTGTCCCCTGAATTTCAGCATTCAAACATTGTCTATGAGCATCTAAATATCTCCAATCTTCTTTATCAGAACGCTTCATGTCAGGCAATCTTCTCTTTCTTCCAAGTAATGTAGTCACATATCCGAACGTTTCAGCTTTATTTATTACTGTCATACGATGCAATTCTATCTTAGGATAAGCACGTCTGAAATCCTCAATCAAATCCTCCGCCCACTTAAGTGGTTTATTGAATTGCTCCGCAATCGCCTTTGCACTACGTTCATACATGATTCCAAGTAGCACACTTTTCATCGTATCCCGTCTTACTTTACCTTCTGGATTGTCTGTCCCATCCTCATGCTTCTCCATACAATCCCAATAATCCATCTGGTAAACTCTCGCTCCCATTGTCGCATACAAGTCCTTACCTTCACGATAAGCATTAATCATCTCCTCGTCCCCAGACAGCGAGGCGAGAGTTCTCGGCTCGATCTGCGAAAAGTCCGATCCAATTAACACATAGTTATCTCTTGCCTTGAAAATAGTTCTAATTTCCTTATTCCTCGATGGAATGTTCTGCAAGTTAATTTTATGAATCGGATGCGATGAAGAGAACCTTCCAGTAACAGCACCATACTGATTAAACTGTGTATGAACAGCGCCAGTCTTAGGCTCAACAGCTTTAGGCAACTTATTAATATAATCATTCAAGAGTTTTCTTATCGTCTTGAACTGCTTAAACATTTTAATGAAATTCTTCGTATCTTTATCGACCCTGCTGTGCTCCAACCACTTTTCAATGATCTTCTTGCCTGTACCAGTAGGCTCTTTCCGACTAACAACAGGCAACTTCATAATCTTATAAAGCAATCTGCTTAACTGTGGCGGCGAATTGTAATTAATCTTACCTTCACCATGAGTCAGCCTGTTCAACGTCTCATCAATCAAAATATCATGCTCATATCGCTTAACAAACCGATCAAGTTCCAATTCCAACTCTTTCAGTTCAGCAGAATACTTTTCATTCAACTCCGCCGCCCTCTGCTCATCAATCTCAACACCTCTAAGTTCCATGTCAATCAAAATCGGAATCAGCGGCATTTCTATCTCGAACATTATTTTAGCAAGCTTACGGAACTCATCTTTTGGATGATTATATCTAAGATAACTGCTCTGGAACTGATACAACTTATACGGGATTATCCCATCATTACCACCATACACGCCAGCTATATTGATAGGCACATAGTTGAATGGGATATCCTCAAATAGATCGCCGAATGCTGACCATTTTGATGGGTCTTTTTTGATGTACTTCGCATACAAATATTTCAACTTGTGGTTCTCTTCATTCTCATTCAACAACTTTCCGGCTAATTGAGTATCAAAATAGAAATTAGCAATTCTGATTCCCCAATATACTTGAGTAAATTCTCCATCAAACTTCTGATTGTGATTTATATACCTGCAATCCTTATTTTCCAGCAACGGTCTTAAAATCCGTTTTACATCCTCCTCATCCAACTGTCCATCGACACGAACATTGTCAATGTCAGTATGATTTACTGGAATATATAGAGGTATTTCTCCGGGTGTGTACAAACATATACCGACAATTATGTCATTGAAAACATCTTTACCTGTAGTTTCAACATCATAAACATACTCCCCATTTAAAATCGCCTTATGGATATAGTTTTGCAGGAACAGTATATCCTCCTTCATGACAATTTTATAGTCACCCTCTGCTACCAATTTGCCCGAACTGATTAACTGCTTGACTGTTTCGATAGCATTAAGAATCTTATTTCTGTTTCTCGTTAATCGAGTATTTGTTATCTTATTATGTGCTAATTTACTTGTAAGATCGTTTAAGCTGACTTGCTCTCTGCTAAAATTGAGTTCTAATTCACGGCTCACAAAAATTCCCCCTTAAAACAATAAGGAGAGAGTTTTTGGCCTCTCCCCCATATTTGTAATTATTAAAACACACGTTCATCATTAGGCTGATCTTCATCTTCGTCTATTCCTGACTCTTCTGAACGATTAAACGTAACTTTACCTGTCTCAATTACTTCAATTTGCTGTTCACGGGTGAGGTTCAAGAAATACCGGAAATCGCGACCGACAACATTAGGAACCTGTTCTCTCAATTCATCAAAGTTACTCATCTCTTCCCGATCTTTAGGGAAATAAGAGTAAGTTGTATTGGTGTTACCTGAACGACCATTACGTTTAATTTTGTAAGTTCGATTGTTCAACGGCCCGTACTCATCAAAGTTGTTCAATAACTGATTGATATCAGTCAAACCACGGCTCCAAATTTGTACCTCACGCTTTTCAAGATTATATAGAGGTACGAGCATACGAACACTCTTCGGCTCACCTCTACGGCAGAACTCACAATCTGCACCAGTACAAACAACATTATTTTCATAACTACCAATTTTAGCACGATGAACTTCTCTTACAAAATTCATCATGTCTACCTCATCAGTAATTAAGAATCGAACATTAGCAGTATCTCCATCGTCCTTCAAGCTAAACCACGGTACTCTCTTTCTCGAACCTTCTCCGCCTCTTGAACCGCCACCCTCATATTTCTTCAAAAGATTTCTCAAACTCGACATTGACAATTCCTCCCTTAGACTTTAGACAATGATTTGAGAACACTTGCCAAGCTGTTGACAACGACATCTCTTCTCATGCCGTTCGGGTAAAGCTGTAACTTATCTCCTTTTTTACTTATTACAATTGCTTTTCCCATCAACACCTCAGCAACGAGAATTAATTTGTGCATCATAGTTGTTCATCTCCTTTGTGATCTCAAATAAATATGACACCACAACCATAAAAACATAAAACAAAAATAAATAAAAAAAATAGAACCCTTTCGGGTTCTTAATTCGGATAGAGTACTGGTCTAAGCTTCTTCCGAAGCGTTTTCTTTCGACTGCTGATCAGTTGCGGCGACACTCCGAAAATATCAGCAATATCCTTTCCACTCTTTCCTTGGATAATATATTGGCACATCATAAGTTCATCATCATCAAGATTAACTGATTTGAGCAACTCATTGATCTCCACATCGTTAAACTCACAATAATTAATTTCACCATTACCGTCAATCTCAATTTCCTCAC